ATTTGGAGAAGACCCCCCTATGATTAAGGGTAATTGGAGAGATTCATGGTCTCAACATAAATTGCAGAGGTGGGATAAGTTTGTAAAAGAGAAAAGAGCGGAGATGATGGAAAAGGGTTGGGACCCTAAAGATCGAAAAAATTATCATCCAGCATCTGGTTTTACTACTCAAGTAGCTCGTTGGCAATGGAGCAAAAGATATGAGGAAGAATTTAATACGCCGGGAAAAGGTGTACATGCTAGTGGTAAAGGCAGAGAGTTAGATGACCCTAATGTAACTAGACCACAGGAAGGAGCAGCAGCTTCAGGTAGAGATCAGAACTTAGGAGCAGGTGGAGGAACTAATCCACAAAGTGATCAAAATAATCCAGAGACAAATCAATCAAACAAAGATAAAGCTGGATCTAAAAAAGCATCCAAGAAAGAAAATTTAAAAATCCCAAAACCCAACGTAAATCTACCTAATGAAAATTCATCATCATCCTCATCAGGCGGAGTAAATTATTAAACTATGACTACTCAAATAGCAACCGATACCGAACTATCCGCAGTTAATTCTATCTTGGGTAGTATTGGGCAATCACCAGTTACTACTTTAGGAACAGTAACTACAGACACAACAAATACAGGACAAGAAATAGCTAATACATATGCTAATCCACAGATTGCAATGATCCATGGATTACTTATGGAAGTTACTAAGGATGTTCAAAACGAAGGATGGCATTTTAACAAAGAAGATCATATAAAAATATCTCCTGACTCTAATGGTAATTTTTTAATTCCTGCTAACTATCTTAGATTTGATGTACATGATGGTCTTTATGACAGGACTAGAGATGTAGTTAGGAAAAACGGAAAATTATACGACAACGTTTTACATACAGATGTTTTCACTCAAGACTTTTATTTTGACGTAACTTACTTACTTGGTTTTAATGATGTTCCTCCAGCAATACAGAGATACATAATTGCTAGAGCATCAGTAAGAGCAGCTACACAGTTAGTTTCTAATTCTGATTTAGTAAAACTCTTACAACTAGAAGAAGCAAAAACTAGAGCAGCAGCTCTGGACTACGACTGTGATCAGGGAGACCATACATTCTTTGGATTTCCACATGAAAGTAATTATAGATCTTATCAACCTTACAAGGCACTTATTAGATAATGGCAAACATTACACAAACTATTCCAGCGTTAACGGCTGGCATTTCACAACAACCTGATGAACAGAAAATTCCCGGTCAGGTGAAAGATATGGTGAACGCCTTACCTGACGTTACACAAGGATTACTTAAGAGACCTGCTGGAAAGTTTGTGGCATCTTTATCTGATGGTTCAAATAATTCCACATCTAATGGTAAATGGTTTCATTATTATCGTGATGAGAATGAGCAATATATAGGACAGATAGCACAGAATGGTGTTGTCACAATGTGGGACTGTTTAACAGGAGCAGAGAAAACAGTTGTTAATGGAATAGGAAACAATACATATTTAACTCACACCAATGACGAAGATATTCAGACATTAACTCTTAACGACTTTACTTACATCAATAACAGATCAGTTACTACTGAGATGGATACAACGGTAGAACCTCTCGGAAATTTTCAGAAAGAAATTTTTATCGAGTTAAAAAGCATTAGTTATGCAAAACAGTATTCTGTAAATATTTTTGATAACACTAATACTTCAACTGTTAGTACTGCTACAAGAATTAATGTTGAATTACTTAGATCAAGTAATAACTACTGTGAGAGTGGAGGTCATATGGTTGACCATGCTTCTCGTGGTTCACAGATTCACAGATGTTCTGAAAGTGCTGTGGATGGTAGAGATGCTTTCGCACCTAATGTTGGAACTCAAATATTTTCTGTAAACAGTGGTACAACCTTAGTTGATGAGGGTGCAGTTGGAGGAGAGAAAACTGATGGAAGTATAACCAATAGATCTTATAGTTATTCAGTTAGTGTTTATAACTCATCTAATCAATCTGGTCAGACTGGTCGTAAAAACTTATATTTCCGTATAGCTACAACTGGT